CAGCCATTGTGCTAGCATTTGTCTCTAGGTAGATTACTTTTTGTTCTAATTTTGAGTCATTAGGGTAGTTTGCTGGGTCAAGACCCATTACGTTCGCCCTGTTAACTAATTCTGCTCGGCTTGGCATAATTATTTTCCTTGTTTAATTTTTAATCTTATTCTATATTGACGATTATATTCATTTTGACAATCCTGACATCGATTCTTCTTATTCTTACGAATATGTCCAAATAAACAATCTGGAATCTTCTTAACTTTTCTTCTAACATTCTCGCTAAGTGTAACCTCCTCAAGATGGTCAGGGTTAATACAATTTCTTATTCTGCAAAGATGGTCAATCGTCATACCATCCGCTATTTCTCCTTTTGCCTCTATATAAGCTAACCGATGTACGTATATATACTTACCATCTCTAAAAGTTTTGGTATATCCGTCATACCTAGGCTTTTGGGCTGCTAATACGCACTCTGTTTGCACTTGTATGCCTCCTTTTATTTAAATTGTTGGTTTCTAAGAGAGAGGACTTTCCCTGATACTCGGACATACCCATTAGGTAAGCTTTTCTCTGCCTTAGTAACTTTATTATAGCATGTTATGAACTTCTTTATGATGTTTCGGGCACAGCATTACAATTTCTAGCGGTTTATTAACATAAAGAAAAGGCCCCGAAGGACCTTAACTTTTTGAGAGACTAGACGGTACTAGTTTATCTCGTTAATCTCTTCCCAAGTTACTGACCACACACCTGTTACGGCAGTAGTGATAGAGCTTAGAGAAAGAGCACATCCTGGAGAGATACAAAGCTCGCCATTGATGTTGTCTAACACCTGTGCAGGAGTAATTGAAGATGCAGCTACAGGTGACTGTAGAGCACGCACAACTACTGGAGCAGCAGGAAGAGTAACAGCTGAAGCGGCTAAACCAGCGCCAGTACCAGATACACCAAGATTTGCTCGGCGAACTGTTAATGGAGTAGTTTGTGTAACTGCAGCAGCTACTGGGTTAACGTTGGCAGCTAATACTAGTGCAGAAGCACCAGCAGGAGCAGCTGAAACAGCACCAGCAACAGTTAACACAACTAAAGTTTTTCCTGAACCAGCAGGGTTAGTAAGTGTTATACCTGTTTGGGTAGTGCTAAGGCCAGTTGATGTGGCCTGCCCAGCTTGGGTAGAAGCAACATAGATTTGTCTTGCTCCGTCGCCAACATATGTTTCAAATTTTGACATTTTATATTCCTATTCTTTATTTAGTTTTTGGTTATCTTAAGCAGCAGTTGTTCGTGTCAATTCTATAACACTAGCAGCACGCTCTATGCCAACGCCGTAAACAGCGTGCAAGACAATCTTCCAACCAACGTAGTCAACAGAATATTCCATCTCAAATTTAGGACTCTGTTGTTTAGCCAAGTTGATAGCTGATTTGTGGAAGAACAAGTTACGTCCAGTTGTGCTTATAGGCACGTTCTGGCTCATGTACAAGTCTATACCATAAACACTACCTACTAAACCGTCAGAACCGTCAACAGCTTTACCTGATTTGCCAGTTTGGTCGTAAGCAACATATTTGTTAACACCTAGTAAGTCACCCTTTGTGTAGTGACCAACGATACCACGTCGCTCTGATTGAGGAGTGTTAGCAGCATCGAAAGCTGTAACAACAGAGATAACATCTGCGTCATCAACAGCAGCACCACCAGATACAGTAGTACCGGCGCCAGAGTAAAGGCCTAATAGGTCAGTATCGATTTGGCGAGCAACAGCTTCAGCCATGCGAGTCTGGAAAGCGCTCTTAAGGTCGTAGTTAGATTGTATTTTAACGATATCTTCGATAAGTACAGCTGAGTAGTAGTGCTTGTCGATGTTTAGAGCTATTGGTGCACCGTTTGGTACATCATAAGTAACAGCTGTAGAAGCTGATTTAGCACGAGCGTCTACACCAATTGCGAATGGGATACGTGCAATATCACCACCGTCAGAGACTAGTGAGCTTCGGTCTTGTACAAGTTTTGCAGCTTGTAGCATTTTATCAAATGGCTGTTCGATTTCTCGACTCCATTTTTCTTGGATATACTGTGCTGTTGCAGCAATAGTATAAGTAGTGTTAGAACCAGTAGTTGGCGTTGCCATCAGGGTTTCCTCTTTCTTTTAGTTTGTTTGTTTAGCGACGCGGTAATGCCTTGGCTAGAAATGCATCTAGCTCTTCGTCAGACATTGAGTGCGGTGCTTGGTTAAGGTTCATGCGCTTTGCAGAACTGCCATCTGGACGTAAGCCTGTTGTTGCAGCTTGCTTAGCAATATTCTTAGCAGTATTCACATTCTTACGAGCAGCTAGCTCTTCGGATAATTCCATTATACTGTCGACAAAGTCTGCGTATCTTATTTCAGAGTTTTTGACTGAGCCAGTAGTGCTGTCAAATCCTGCGGTTGATAAATACCATTCGTTTACGGCATTTGCCACGACAGGGTTGAAGTTGGTCTTATCTTCTGGGTTAAGTTGTGGATACTTACTCTCTACCTTGGGTGCGTCTATTTCTAGGCGAGTATGAAACTGCATTGATTTAGCTTGTTCCAGCCCTTGTTGATATAGATTGTTCCCATAAGCCTGTCTATCTGCTTCAAGCCGTGAAATCACTTCTTGGTCTGCGTCTAGCGCTGAGCTATAGTCTAATCCAGTATCTGTCTTGGGTGAAGTTGGCTGTGCAGATGCCTGAGATTGTTCTTTGAGTTTAGATAGAAGTTTTTGAATCCTTAGATTCTCTCTTCTTGATGGCTGTGGGGAGGCTTCTTCTTCGCCTTGTGTTTCCTCTTCAGCCTTCTCTTCCTCAGCTTCCTCTTCAGATTCCGCTGCTGCTTCTACTTCTTCAACCTCGGTATTGTCCTCTTCGGACGTCGTAGGAGACTCTTCTTGTTCTTCGGTCGGAGCTATCTTTGCGTCTAGCTCTTCATCTGTTAACTTTGATAAGTCATCCATACTTTTTCTCCTTTTATTTAACTGTCCACGATTTTATTTGGCGACTCGGACGGCTCCGCTCATATTATTTTTTTACAGACCACGTTGATGGGACGGTCGACCCCATGAGAGTATTTGTTTTGGCTCTCTACTTATTATAATACCACCCTTTTGAAAACTGGCAAGTTATCAACAACGTCTACTAATATATAGTCAGAGGGTATTCTTTGGCATAGAGTGCCCTGGTCAGTCTCTCCAACCAGTAAATTACCATCCAGATGCCATTTGTTTGGTTTGATGGCTTGCATGTTACCGCGGATATCCTCTTCTGTGCCATGTTTTTCACTAGTAGGTGGGCGAATACCGTGCTTTTCGTAGAACCTAGCTATTCTTTCAGCTTCGTCCATCTTGTATAGCCTCTTTCGCCTGCTCGTACATATCAATAACAGCGTGCAACTCTGCGATAACTGCGTTAGCGACCACCCATTGCTGCCCCATCTCGGCGATGTTGACGCTTTGTACATCCCTACCATCGGGTAGCCAATTCTGGTAAAAGGCCATTCGGCTATCGATATATTCCTTTAACCGCTTAAATTCGGCTGTTTTGCTGAATCTAGCCCTTTTCTTTTCATCCTCTAGCAGTTCTTGGTCTACCTGAGTTTCTGGTAAATCTATGCTGTATGAATCCCCGATTATTGCATTTTGTGACATGACTATCTTCTCCTATCTATAACTTATCTATTAAATCTGCTGCTGAAGCCACATGTGGGTCGTTAAACACTGCACTACCGCCAACATGTGGTTGTGGCTCCTGTGCTTGCTGCTCCTGCTGCTGCATCTGCATCATCTGCTCATGCTGCATCTGTTGTGCCTGCATTTGTTGTTCCTGTTGCATTTTCTGTTCTTCTTGTTGCTGCTGGAGTTCCTGCGGGCTTGGCCCCTCTTTGACAGTTACAAAATCAGCAGCCCCCCTGATATCCGCTAGTGAATCGTAGGATTTCATAATTCTACCCCAGTTAACATCAATTCTTGGGTCATCTTTAAACTGGTTTTGGAATTTGGCGATATTATTCATTAACCGCTCCAGCTCTTGCAGCTGCTTCTCTTTGGTCAATTTACGGGTAGAGTCTTGAGCGATGTTAAAACGATACTCAATCCCCTTGAGAGCCTCTGGCTTAATAGTCAAGTCTCCTGCACTCATTGTTTGGTCTGGTTGGAAATTACCGCCGAATAGCCCTAATACGTCACTAAGACCGGCATCAATAATATCCTGTATATCATCTTGGAAAAGACTAACTGGGATATCCTCGGTGCCAATGTTTGCCACTAGGCTGAAGAAACCATCTGTTAATTGCTCTATTGCTGCTTCTAGGTGACGGACTTCTGAACCGTCTCTTGTAGCTTCCTTGTCGGAATACATTGAGATAGCTTGTGGAGTTTTGCCCTGGCTGGGATTTAATGCGTCTGCACCAGGGATTGAGGCGTTCTGGGTACCATATTGGCTTAAAAGAGAGGCGGTGAGGTCACTCTGGACGGCTTGGTAAGTTGCTAGACCGGCTGTGCTAGTCTCCATTCTACGGATAGAGTTAGGGATAGTCTCAAGCATCACTGCTCCCTCACGATAATCAAGAGTGTGCTTAACGACACCGTTGGGGTTAGCAATAATTGGTGGGATAAGGTTCATCTTAACAGCACGGAAGTAGAAGTTTCTAGCACCGTCTCTAGCAAACTGCAACGATTTAGCTCGTTGGAAGTCACCAAGACCATAAAATGAATCAAATAGCGGTTGGCTATATTTAATTACAAAAGGTATTCTGCCGTTCTTGTGTGGGTTTTCTATCCGCCTAACCTCTACGCAACTGTGGTCTGGTGCAAAAGTAACCCACTCTCCGTCTTCACCCGCCTCATATCTAGTAGCTAGACAAATGCCTTTTTTAACAGATTGCGGGGTTCGGGTACGAGCTATCAAGCTGTCTTTGTCTTGGTCTAAATCGGTAGTGGCATTATCGGCCAGTTCAATCAGTGTTTGGAGCGCATCTAAATCCCAGCCACCGTCCTCCTTGGAGTCAGTTTGTTCGTCTAGCATATCCTGTAGATATTTCTTGCTTACCCAGGTTAAAGCCGTGACATAGTCCATATCTTCTATGGATACTCTCCCCTGCTGTGGTACTAAGTTCCTTGGGTTCCATAGCCAGCAGTCTGGGCCAATATAGCCGGTGCTGGAGACATTCCAATCGTAGAACATGGGCATATAGCCGTAGACACTAGAGTAAAGCTGCCAAAGATTTAGTTTCTCAACAAAAGGCCGCTGGGCGTTAGCATTTGGGTAAATCCATTTTTGTCTAAGGATATCCATGAACATTGCTTTGCCGATATCAGCTCTACCAACAGATTGGGTTTCACCATCTGGTAGTTTTGCCATTACGCGGTCAGCGCGCTCTTTGGCTAGGGTAGCTGCGTAAGAATCAGTTATCTTACTGTTGTCAATGGTGCTAGAGACACTGTCATAGACTTGTCCCATCAGCATAGCCTCATAAGCGTCAAATGTACTCACGTAATCTCTATGTATATTCCAATCGCTCTCGTAGTCCGATTTATACTTATATTCATATTTTTTAACATTATTGGGTGTTTTCGAGCTATATTGTGCCATTTTTTACCTCTTTTATGTGTTTTTTAAGCGTTTAAGTACATTTTCATTATAAACTAATTTTTGCTAGAACCCAAACTCATCAAAAGATTTCAACACACTTGATTTAGGTATCTTCTCATCTCTGCTGACACCATACTTCAGATGTAGCATAAGATACCTAAGTGCATCTGGCCCGTGGTCATCTTCTTTCATTGGTAGCTCACTCGGGTTGCGATTAGGTTTATCTTCGGGATATTTATAAGCTTCTAGCTCTCGGATGAAGTTCTTACAAACGCTACTTATATATAAGGATGGTTTTGGCGCTCCAGTGAGCTGTATGCGTGGTTTTAGCTTGGCGCGGATAAGGTCAATGCCGTGGATGATGCTGTCACCACGTTTCACCACTGGTACTATAGGAAATTCCCTGGCCATTGTTTCAATCGCATCTTTGGCCTGAGAGTCACCTACCATCAAGATTAACCGCTGGTCAGCTAACTTATCTCTAATTCTAGGTATCAAGTCTTTTAGAATCTCCTCTTTTCCATAGACTTCGTCAAAGACATACCAATTCTGGTCTTTATCTATACCCACTAATAGACAGGCTGTAGTGTGATACCCAAAGTCGATACCTATATATATAGACAATTCCTCTGGCACTTCGCTCGGTTTAACTATGTGTATTTTACGGTTAAACTGGGGGTAGACTGCTCCCTGCACAGCTCTAAACTCAAGTTCAACCTCTTGTAGAAATGTAGATAGCTTGCCCTGTTTCTCCGCTTCTGCCCGTTCTTCTTCGATAAATTCTTTCTTAACATATGGGGAGTCTCTCCAGGTTGCCTCTAAGTAGAAATAACGGTCATCTTCTTTGGCGTATTCGATAAGGTCGTAGAAATGGTTATATCCCCTGGGTGTACCAATAAATGCTGCCCAACCGTCCGTAGTGGTGAAGAAGTGCTTATAAACTGCGTCCCAGTTGTTCGGGTCTTGGTCGGCATACTCGTCAAATATAATCCCGTTAGCCTTAAACCCACGGTGAGAGTCGCTTTGGTCGGAGCCTAGCAGCTGGATTGTGGAGCGTGGTTTATCGTGGTCATGTTCTACTTGGATAGTTGTTCCATCTGGTAGCGTCACTGGCCCCTTGATATAATGTAGCTCAATTAGCAAGTCCTGTTCGTTCTTCTTATACACGAGCTCTTTCGGGATAAGAGGAACATATTGTCGCCAGACAACCTCGTGGGCCTGCTTGTATGTTTTAAAAACCACAAAATAACGCCCTTGGTTGAGAGCAGCAGATAGCCAGCCATGATTAGTAGACCAAAAAGTTTTGCCAGATTGTCGTCCCCATAAGAGAACTCCACGCTTGTAGCCTTGGGTTAAAAACGCTAAATGGCTAGCGATTTGCTTTTTATGAGGCTTATAAGAAGCCACTTTATCCCCTTAGTTTATTGCGTAAGTCTTGGAATGGAATTATGGCACTATCTGGGCTGTTTATCTCGTAGATATCCACTACCTGGTTGTTGATAACCTGTTGCCTG